CGTGAGACTCTGTTCTTGGAAACTGACGATAAAACTCATTCAGTGCATCAGCATCGTTCTTAAGAGAATCAACCTCTGCTTCCCAATAATCAACAGCTCCATTTTTAATCATCATACCATCAACTCCTTTAATAGGGTCTTCAGGTTTGTTGAATACAGGCATACCGTATAAATCTATAAACCCCTCCATATTCCATTCCATAGGAATAAATAATCTATAAAGACCTGATTTAGTTTGACCATTTGCATTACGATGTTTTACATCTGAATCTTCAAATAAATCTTTAAAATTCTGACCTCCTTTGGATAATGCATTTGAGGTTGAACCTGCCATACATTTACCAATAATTTTACTACCCAATCTAAGACAAGTTTTTACAACACGCCAATTTTCCTTGATATTATTGGGCTTAGTCCATTTTCCAATTTCGTCATGAGCCAAGAATAATAACTTTTCTCCATCATAAGAGTTCTCTTCTGTGTTCTTCCAGTCAATTGATGTGTCCAATCCCTCTATGGTTTCAGCCTCAGTATCAAACATATTTTTCTTAGTAATCTTAGATGCAGGCACACGGAAAGATAGCTCTGTCTTTGGTTTATCCATACCATCCATAATAGGCTTGAAGAAGAATGGTAATCTACTATTAATTGGAACTACCTTATCGGTAAACATTTTCTTAGCATCGGCTCCTGTCTTAGACAATATCCCAATACGGGAATCTCTCGCAAGAGTTCCTATATTTACACACTCAGATGATGACATAAAGGAAAATCCTGAACGTCTAATCTTTAGGTATATCATTCCAAAACTTCTTGTGTCTGCTTTACAAGCTTCCCAAAAAATCCAATAGATTCTATTTGCTTCACGAAAATCAGGATAACCAACGTCAATACTTGACCATTGTAAATACATATAATGAGACCCTGTAATATAGGTAGGCTCTCCGTTATTCATAAACCAATATCCTTTTTCTCTATAATCAAACTCTTGCTCGATATAATCTACCCATCTGTTTTTAAATTCAGAAGGCATTTCATTCCATTGAAAAATTGATTGTATTCTTGAGAGTTGCTTTGGCATTGGTTCTCTCTCCCAATATTGCTCTATTTTTGAAGTACTTCTTTTATGACATTCTTTTGGAGCTTTAGGTAATGCAACATAAAGACCGGAGATATTAACTATCTCGCCTATCTCACCAGTCTTTGATATTACTACAACATCATACTGCTCGTTATAACCATACAGCCAAGACTTATTACCATTTTTCTTGGTAATAGCGTTAGATGGTATATAGTCTTTAACTACAGTGTAGATATTATTTTGACCTTCTTTCTGCAAATCCTTGTTTTGTATCCGTTTTACTTTCTCCTTTTTCTGCTATTTCAAGATTGTCTTTCTCTGTTTCTATTCTATTAAGAATCTCGAAAGCATCGAATATAGCTAACTTCTTTGTAGCTGCTGCGTTCTTTAGTTTGTCAGCTGCTAAATCATCTCCGTCCATATCAGGATTTAAGATTGATTCTTCTGCAACTTTAATAAGTTCTAATACTGCCTTATGACCGGCAGCAATAATTTTTAGTTTTGTTTCTTTAGTTGTCATAGCTTCATCGTAATTTGGTGGTCGTACATACGATATAGTTTCTCTCCATCAACGGTGAACTCGTATTCACTATCGGGAGTAAAACAAACAAAGTCATCTTTTTTGATTCCTTTACTTAATAAGTATTCATTTGGATAAACCATCTGCCCCATTAGAGGTTCTTCTGAGAAAGGTTTTTTGATATAAGACTCAGTTGCAGGGATTGGTCTAACAAAACAGTATCTATCGTAGGCATACCAAGTAGTACCTTTTTTATACATAAAGAATTGTTCTGTTTCTATAAAGAATAAGTCATCTCTAAAAAAGCTTTTTCCGCTTCTTTGACGACCTCTAACATCATTATAATACTTAAACGCATTATGATGCACTAAAAGAGTGTCTCCTATAGATATAGGACCATTGTAGCCAACAGGTAATTCAATAACTTCTGCGAATCTATTAGAAAACTTGTGGTCTTCTTCAGAGGTACTGACTATAAATTCAATACCTCCTATCTCTCTTGTGTTATCGTATCTTTTCCCATTTATAGGCTTTGCTATAAAGTAGAACGGTGATTTCATTAAAAATCTATATTAAATTCGATTGAAATTGGAACCGTAAAGGTAAACTCTTTCCACAAGACTACCTCATCTTTTTTGTTAATTATGTAAATTAATATTGATTTTGTTTCAATATTGTACTTAATTAAGTGAATTTCATTAGAATCGCCAAGTATTTTTTGACCTACAATGTAGTGCATAGCACCATTTTTGTAATCCGGTCCAATTGATATTTTACGAATATCCATTTAGCTTAAATTTACCACATCTACGGTGTACCCTAATGTTTCATATTCCAATTTAGAATACAATTCAGCGCTTGATAAATCTTGCATTTGTCCTTCTTCTAACTCTACAGTTATATTTGACATTGGCACATCTGTTAATAATATACTTGCCCCACTTTTATAGGCTTCTTCACTCTCGTATGTATACGATGCAATTTCCAATGTTACTCCATTTGGTCTTGCTCCATACTCTAAACGAGCATAAACACTTGGTAATTCAATTTCTGTTCCTTGAATTAAAATCTTTTTTTCTGCCGTAGCACTTACTAATAATCCCATTTTTTATTTGTTTTTAAATTATGAATGTCCAACCTGTTGATTTATATATGTATAATCCTTCTGTAGCGTCGGTACAATAAACCATTAATCCAACCGCTGGCAATGATATTGCTAATCTTTGAGCGTTTGTCATTCTCGGAGGAAGGAATCCTTGAGTTGTTGAATTAATATCTAATACCGCAGATGGTAATGGAGATGTTGTTCCAACTCCTATTCCCCCTGCTCCGTTAATAATTATTAAGTTATTGCTGTCAACACTATTTCTAACTCTAAAAGCAGTATCAATTGTTAATGCTCCAGGCGCTCTTACATCAAGTCTACCTTGTGGGGTTGACGTACCAATACCAACATTACCTGCTGAGGTAATACGCATTCTTTCATTATCATTTGTCCAAAACGCAATAGGGCTTGCTCCCGCTTGATACATTATTGTACCGTTAGTAAATGTACTTGCTGAGTGTATCATTGAAGTGTTTGGCCAAACTCCGTGAGCTACTGAATGCGCTCTTAAACCTATCGCACCGGCTCCGGAAGCAGCTATAACATATCCATAAGCTGAGGCTCCTGTATTTGAATTTCTTCCCCAAATACCATCAGACCCATTAACGTTTGTTTCAACTTGTAGTTTTATACCTGGAGCTGTTGTTCCAATACCCACGTTACCGCTTGTACTTCCTAATATTACATTTCCTACAGTTGTCTCAATTGCTCTAAAATCGGCGGCAGCAGTTATTGTTGGATTAATAAATAATCCTCTTGTTATGCCATTTGCCCCTCCTGTTTGATTAATAATTGTAGTAATTTTTAACCCATTAAGAGTACCCGTTCCACTTGTTGGAGCATAAGTACAACCAAAACTTCCAATCCCTTGTTCAAGACTTGTGCTGTTTAGTGTATTAAAAGAAGCTAAATCCATTATATATCCACTTCCGCCCGCAAGATTTGACCTAAAATTAAGATTATTTCCTACTGTATAAAAAGATGCTCCCGAAGATAATACAATAGCCCCATTTCCTTGAACTTGAAACAAATCAGCTGTATTTGCACTATTACGAACTCTTAAAGCTATGTCGGTTGAAAGTGCTCCACCTGCTTTTATTCCAAGTTTTGCACCTAAATCAGTAACCGAATTAACCGAAGTGTTACCACCATTTGTAGCTTGTATAATAAAATGACTTCCATTTGCACCTATTTCATTTGAATTTTGTCCCCAAGGAGAATATCCTATCCCAACATTTACAAATCTTGCTCCACTTGTAAATCTACCTTGACCTGTAACATCTAAAGTTACTTCGGGTGCATTATTTCCAATACCTAATCTATTATTAGTATCGTTCCAAAATAAGTTAGCATTATCCTGTGTTATTGTAGTTCCATTTGAAAATAAAACTGAGCCACTTGTTAAAGTGGGTAAATTAAATTTCCCGTTAAACGCAGTCCAATCAGTAGAGCTTAAAGCTCCTCTATTTACTGCCGATGCAGTTGGTAAATTAAATGTATGCGTATCAGTGGCAGAGGATATATTAAAATCTGTACCTGATGTTCCGACTGCAAAATACTGCACTTGAGAAGTTAACCCATTTAATGCTGTTAACCCGGAAGAGAATGTTGTTATAATTTGAGATAAGTGGCTATTCTCTGTATGCATCGTGATTGTTCTACCACTATGAATTACGTAGAATCTAACCGCTAATCTATCTGTTACTGTTAATGTAGTAGTAGGCACTGCTAAAGCACTAAAATATAAATCTATACTTGTACCTCCTGTTATAAATTCAGGGTTTGCTGAATTACTTGCAATTAATGTAAAAGTAGTTCCATTGTACTTATATAATTCAACATAAAATCTTGGAGAACCCCCACCCGATGATGCACTAAAGTAAGTTTCAAAATTCCAATTACCACCCGGTATTAATAATTTATTTGGGTCCCCTACATCTGTAATAAACTGAGCAATATATCCATCTGCATTAATAGTGAAATCTGTTCCTGTGCCAATTACGGGAACGCTATTCATTTCCTTATATGCAACGCCACCTATTGTACCCTGAGATATACTACCATTTAAGTAATATGAAACAGATGCCCCTCCACCTGTTGAAGTTGGAAAATTAGCAAGAGTACCATCCCCTCTTATATATTGACTTGCGACACCGGCTCCCGTTATTGCAAATGTACCTGATGATGTAATAGTACTTGGAGTAACATTAAATGCAGAAGGAACGGTCATTCCTATAGATGTAACAGTGCCAACGTTAATCCAATCAGTACCTGTTACAGTAGAAGCTAAAACCTGCCCTAATGTCCCAGGTGAATTGGTTGAATCGTATAAAGCTCCTATTACTCTTAGATTATTATTAATCTCAATGTTTTGATTAGAGTCAACAGTTAAAGCTGTTAAAGTACTTCCTCCTGCATTTGTGGTTTGAAATCTTAACGTACCACTATTTGTAGCGTTTTGGAATGTAAACTGATTAGAAGCATTTTCAAACAACGCTGCAGCAGCACCTCCTGCTTTTGTAAATCTTAAAGTAGAAGTTCCAGCAGCATCCGTATTCTCAATATTGATTCGAGTTGACCCTGCTTGGTTTTTAACTACATCTAATACATTTGTAGGTGCTTTAGTTCCTATACCTACATTACCATTTAAAATAGTAGTAACTATAGCGTCACCGCCTAAAACAACTGTATTGTTTCCAAGTCCTACAGCATTTGCTCCAATAACAATCTCATTTGTTGATGAGCTATTAAGTGACTTTGAATTATAACCCACAAATATACTTTCGCTTGCAGTAGTTAAGTTTCCTGCAAAAGAGAATCTACCAGCATCTCTACCTAAAGCTGACACATAACTTGCTTCCGCATTTAACAATGCAAAATTTCCTAATGCAGCATTAAAACTTCCCGCAATATTTGTTCTTAACGCTTCTTGCCCTACAACAGTATTAAATGTACCTGTTGTATTGGAGAACATTGTTTCAGTTCCTACTGCCGTATTTTTATCTGCTAAATTAGAGAATAATGTTCTATAACCTAAAGCTGTATTAAAGCTTCCAATTAAATTAGCTTGCAATGTTGCGTAGCCTAAAGATACGTTTGCAAGTCCAGTTTGATTTCTAAATAAAGAATACGAACCTATTGCAACATTTAGATTTCCTGTTGTATTTTCGTACAACGCTCCATATCCAAGTGCACTATTCCTATTACCTGTTGTATTGTTAGTTAGAGTAAAAGCTCCTGTTGCAACATTATAATACCCTGTTGTATTTAATGATAATGATGAGACACCTAAAGCTGTATTTGAAGAACCGGTTCCAGGTCCTTTACCAATCCTAAGTCCACTTATGAAAATGTCCTGATTAGCTGTGTCTCCTACAGATACAACATCTCCTAAAGTAGGCGTTGCTGCTGCAGGTGAATTTATCCATCTTATACCTGTCGCTGTCTTTGAAAGTACTTGTCCTGTAATTCCAATTCCTCCAGTATCATCTTGAATGTTTCCTGGTATTACTCTTGTTGAAGTAATATTACCAACAAGAGTTATATTTTGTGTAGCAATATTACCTGCATTTAAAACAGCCTGTAGCGTATCAATAGGTAAGTTAACCCAATTAATACTTGATGTTCCTTTGCTTAGATATTGGAATGTTGTTCCTTGACTTCCGCTTGTATCCTCAATATTATTTGGTTTAATTACCGTAGTGGTAATTGTACCTGTTAATGTAATATTTTGAGTAGCAGTATTTCCCGTATTAAGTACAGCTTGTAATGAAGCTGCAGGGAAATTTGCTGAGAATAATTGTAATAACTCCCCTAACGAAAAGTTCTTTGTCGCAAGGGGAGTAGGGGTAGGAGTAGTTCTAAAAGCCTCTGTTCCTATTAGCCTATCACTTAATGATAAAGGAGTATCCGCTAAAGAATAAGTAGATATTTTAGACATTCTATTTTAATTTAATTATTAAACAACAATTCTAACTTCTCCTGTAGATGTCTTATAAATTGAATTGACAGCAAGACCACCTGAAACAGCAGCAGCATTATTTGCATAAGTTGGAAGAGTTCCTCCTACTTTAGTTACAAATTGTCCTGTAGTTGTAGCAAGAGTAATAACATCTGATACGAGAAAGTTTTGAGTTGAATTAAGGTTATTTACATCTGTTCCTAACAAAAAATCATCCAATGATGGAGGAGGGGTATCAGCGTATGTACTAATCTTTGCCATTTTTATTCTTCTTTTTTGGTTACTTCTCCTGTTTGAATATTGATAACTGCATCTGCACCATACTTTTCAACTAATTGTTTTTCGTGTGCTGCAAATTCTACCTTTAATTCTTCTATGTGACGAATGATTTGTTGCTTTTGTAATTCAACATCTCCAATTGCCATTTTCGCTTTGTTAAACTCAGAGTTTAATTCTTGAATTTTTACTAATTCTTCTTGTGTTACTTGTTCCATTTTGATTTTGATTTAATTATTAATTTTACAAAGATATGAATTTACTTTTAAATCTATTATATAAATATATTAGTAATAGAATAATTAATATCCACCAGATATACATACCATAACTCGACTCTTTTTCAATTGTTTTTTTAAATGTTTTTACCTTAGCTTCTTTTTTTACTTCAACCTTAATAGAGGTCTTTTCAGCCACTTTTATTTTAGAAGTATCTACTAAGACCTTTTTTGTTTTTTTGTATCTTAGCTTGGCGTTTTTGTACGTTATTCCATTCACAACCATAGGTATTGTATCAGATACTGGAACTATTTCCAATTCGTCTGTATCTGTTGTAATACTAACGTTATTATCTTGAGTAGTAACTACCTCTTGTTTGGTAACTGAGCTACTATCTGTTTTTACTACTGAATCTACTTTATCTACATTAACCTTTCTTGCAGCACAAGAAGATAAAAATAAAGTAATTAATAAAAGTAACAACGCTTGCTTTATTTTTTTATACCATTCGTTTGTTAATTTTATCCTTTCATCTAAACCAATAGTTC